CAAATGGAAATGATTGTAACTCGTATTGGTAAAGGATCTAAAATGATTATTTGTGGTGATGATGCTCAGGTAGATTTAAAACAAAAACGTGATTCCGGATTTAAATTTTTATATGCTGCTGCTAAAAAAATAAAAAATCTATCAGCAATTACTTTAAAATTAAATCATAGAGATCCTATTGTAGAAGATTTAATTAATCTATACAATGATGCATATGAAAAAGGGATGAGTTTAGGAACTTCTGGCACTACAGGAAATTCTAAAAAATAAGTTAGAACCATATTTTTTCAATATTTATATGAAAAAAGCATGGCAACTTTTACTTCCCAAATATTTGAAATTTTAACATTAAATGGAGATAATGTAGGTTCTTCTGTTACTCAAACAATTAATAATATTAATTATGTTGATAATAGAATATTAAGTGTTCCTTCAGGATCAGTTACTACATTATTTTCATTTGATAATGTACCTGGAGCTGGTACTTTTGTAACAAGTAGTATTCAGTATGTTAGAGTAACTAATAATTCTACAATTACACCAGTTAAAATAATTCTAGAATCTACATTTGTAAATACAGCATCGTTTACGTTTAATAGTGCTAGTGTTGCTAATTTAGTTCAACCAACTGGTTCCTTTATTATAAATGGAATAACAATAGCTATAACAGGCAGTCCATCTCCTACAAATACAGCTACAACAATATTTGTAGCTTCAGGTTCATCTCCCTCTAACACAATAACAGCAGTTGTAACAGCCTTTAATGTTAGTAAATCTATTTACCCATATGATACTCCATTACAGTATATCACATCAAGCATATCCTCATCAACTGGTATATTTTTTAATACAATTAATCCTATTGGGGTAGTAGGAAATTCATACTACCTAACCTCAGGAAGTATTACAACAAATTTTACTGGTGGTTTAGGTGCTAATGAAACTATGAGTTATTCAATTGCTACTGGTAGCTCATATATGATATCTACAAGTAAAATGACAGGAAGTAATAGTGGTTTATCTTATAATGATATCAAATCTGTAAAAGTACAACCTTCAAGCAGTGCGGCAAGTATAGAATATTATATTGTAACAACCTAATAAAAAAATATGTCTAATATTCCAATTTGGCCCGGTTCATCTTCATTTGCTCAAGTATCAGCATCTTATTATGATTTAAATATATGGCCACCACCAACCCCTTTTGGGTTTTATGATAGTGATTCTCAATTTAAAACAGATGCTAATAAAGTAGCTAATTTTTGTGCTTTGCGTTTAGGTTATCCTATTGAAAACGTCGAATTACAAGATATTAACTTTTGGGCTGGATTTGAAGAAGCTGTTACTATATATGGTAATGAATTATATGCCTACCAAACTAGAGATAACTATTTATCTTTAGAAGGTGCTTCTACATCAGTAGATGTAAATACAGACATAGTTACTCCTACAATGGCTACTATTGTTAGATTATCACAACAATATGGTGAAGAAGCAGGTGCTGGTGGTAATGTAACTTGGTACAAAGGTCGATTAACATTAACACCTGGAGTTCAAGATTATGATTTATCTTTATGGGCTAAAGATCAAGGTATTATTGGAGGTATAGAAATAAAAAATGTATTTTATCAAGCACCTCCAGCAATTAATCAGTTATATTCAACATCACTTTTAACTGGACAAGGTGGTTTAGGGGGTGTTCCTCCTGCTGGTTTATATGGTTTTGGATATGGATATGCAAACTATCTTATGATGCCTACAAGTTTTACTATGCAAAACATTCAAGCAATTGAAATGCAAAACCAAGTAACACTTTCAAACTATACCTTTAATATTGTAAATAATATTTTATCAGTATTCCCTGTACCCGGTACAGGATTTGCAGGTAGTGATTTTGACGGAGGAGAAGATTTATGGTATGGTCAATATTTAGTATTTGATTTTATTAAAATTCAAGATAGAATAGATGTTGCTTTTGCTGATGGTACAAATAAAATATCAAATACTTCAAATGTACCTTATGTAAACCCAGTTTATTCAAATATTAACTCAGTAGGTAGAAGTTGGATTTTTGAATATACATTAGCTAAAGCTAAAGAAGTATTAGGATTAGTAAGAAACAAATATTCATCAATTCCAATACCTGGTTCAGAAGTAACATTAAATGGTAATGAATTAGTATCATCAGCTACTGCTGAAAAAGAAGCATTAATTTTAAGATTAAGAGAATATTTTAATGAAACTTCACGTCAAGCATTACTTGAAAGAAGACAAGCAGAATCAGTAGCTAGACAAGCTGAATTAAATCAAGTACCAATGACAATTTTTATAGGATAATATGGCATTATACGGAGGAGCAAGAGATATAAGCATGTTTAGAAGAATCAACCGAGAGTTGATGGGAAACATTATATCTCAAGAAGTTATCTACTATAAATATAAAGTTGCACAATCTAAAACTAACATGTATGGTGAAGTTGTTGATGGAAGATATTTTGCTGATCCTGTTATGTTATTTTCTCTTGTAGAAATAGGAGGTACAACTTCTCCAACAAGTGATTTAGGTGTTGATTTTGATTGGCCTATTACTTTTAGATTTTTACGTGATGATTTACTCACAGCACTTAATTCAGCAAACCAAGGTCAAGGATTTGGTCCTTTCCAAGCTCAACCTATTCAGTATGGAGCAAGTATACATCCTGAAGTAGGAGATATTATACAATACCAAAATGGATATTGGGAAGTAGATAATACTAATGCTACTCAATTCTTTATGGGTAAAGACCCAGAATATCCTTATTATGATGCTGCTGGAAATAATCCATTAAATACAGGATTAGAAAATTTTGGATATAATGTAGACATAGAATGTGTTTGTCATTATGTACCATCAGATAGATTAAATATTATTAATTCAAGAATGTAATGGCTCCTGTAAGAAAACCAACCCCACCAACCCAAAGGGATCTTAGTTTAAAACAACATATCCCTGATTATCCTCAACAAGGAGATCCTAATTTATTTTCTGAAAAAGGAAATAGATCATTACAAACATCTTTTAGAGGAGATAATACTAAACCATTTTCTGTTGGTATTAAAGATATCGATGAATCTGTATTTTACTATTTTAATAATGTAATACAACCTTTTGTAATACAAAATGGTCAAAGATTATCTGTTCCTCTTATATATGCTTCACCTGAAAAGTTTAAATCATATCAACGTGATGGATATTATAGAGATCAAAATGGAAGAATACAAGCACCTTTAATTGCTATTAAACGTGAATCTATGGATAAAAATAGATCAATAGCAAATAAATTAGATGCTAATAACCCTAACAATTTTGGAGTATTTACTAAAAAATATACTACTAAAGAAGCTTATGATAACTTTACAGTATTAAATAATAGAACTCCATCTAAAACATACTACGCTGTTGTAGTTCCTGATTATTTAACTATTACTTATTCATGTACTGTTTTTACATATTATGTAGAACAGTTAAATAAAATAATTGAGGCCATTGAATATGCTTCTGATGCTTATTGGGGAGATCCTCAATTATTCCAATTCAGAGCAATGATTGATTCTTTTGGTTTTCAAACTGAATTATCTAATAATGAAGAAAGAATAGTACGAAGTACATTTAATATAAAATTAAACGGATACATAATCCCTGATACTATACAAAAAGATATGACTGCTATTAAGAAATTTGACGAAAGATCTAAAATTATATTCTCGGTTGAAGCAACAAGTAATGAAGCTATATTCACAGGAACTGTTGGTGAAACAAGAATTATTACAGAAACACCAAAAGTAAAAGAAGCTCAGAAAAGAACAACTTCAATCGGATAAGGCCAATATTTATATAGGATAATTAATTAATTAATGGCCAAAGTTAGATTCCTCGATCAGGTTCCAATAGGTGTTTTCCAAGCTACCCCAGATGGTGGTCTAGGTGCGGGAACAATAGATATATATCAAAATGGTGTATTAGTAAGTGCAAGTGTACCTGCTATTAACATCTCAGGTTCAGCACAAGTAACAGGATTTGGAACAAATGCTGTTACAATTTATATTTCTGGTTCAGGAGTTGGTTTTCCCTATTCAGGTTCAGCCGTTATTACTGGATCTTTATTAATCTCAGGTTCTAATCCTTTAGTATTATATCAATTACCTTATCAAGATATTAATTATCTTGTTACATATAATCCAACAACCGGATTAGTAGGATATGTTAACTCTACCTCAGGAACAAGTGGATTTGCTGGTTCCTCAGGAACAGCAGGACAATCAGGTACTTCAGGTACTTCAGGTACTAGTGGTACATCTGGTACTTCTGGTACTTCAGGATTAAGTAAATCATCTGGTACTGCTGGTTCTAGTGGTACTTCAGATACTTCTGGTACTTCAGGTACATCAGGAAGTTCAGGTTCATCAGGAGTAGCAGGTACAAGTGGTGCTAGCCAAACAAGTGGTACTTCAGGTTCAAGTGGTTCCTCTGGTTCATCTGGTACTGTAGGTAGTTCAGGAGCAGCAGGTACATCAGGTGCCTCACAAACAAGTGGTACATCAGGTAGTACAGGTTCCTCAGGTTCGTCAGGTGCTTCAGGAGCATCCGCAGATAGTGGTTCTTCTGGTTCTAGTGGTAGTGCTGGTTCCTCAGGAACTAGTGGTACTTCAGGAGTAGCAGGTCAATCAGGATTAAGTTCAACTTCAGGAACATCAGGTTCAAGTGGTAGCTCAGGTTCAACAGGATCTAGTGGTACATCAGGCGCATCTGGTACTTCAGGATTAAGTCAAACATCAGGTTCAAGTGGTTCATCAGGAACTTCAGGAACTTCAGGTGCTGTTGGTACTTCTGGATTAAGTCAAACTTCAGGTACTTCGGGTTCAAGTGGTAGCTCAGGTTCAAATGGTACTTCAGGTAATGCTGGAACTTCAGGTGCAAGTCAAACAAGTGGAACTAGTGGTAGTTCAGGATCTGCTGGTACTTCAGGAGTAGCAGGTCAATCAGGATTAAGTCAAACATCAGGTTCAAGTGGTTCATCAGGAACTTCAGGAACTTCAGGAGATATAGGAAATTCAGGTTTATCACAAACTAGTGGAACATCAGGTTCTTCTGGTTCAAGTGGTACTTCAGGTACAACAGGTGCTGTAGGTACAAGTGGTGCTAGCCAAACAAGTGGTTCAAGTGGTTCTACAGGTACTTCTGGTAGTACAGGAGTAGCAGGAACAAGTGGTTTAAGTCAAACAAGTGGCACTTCAGGTTCAAGTGGTAGTGCTGGTTCTAGTGGTACAGTTGGTTCATCAGGTGCTGTTGGTACTTCAGGTGAAAGCCAAACCTCAGGTTCAAGTGGTTCATCAGGTTCAAGCGGTACCTCAGGTACTTCAGGTGTTGCTGGTCAAAGTAGTTTAAGTGCAACATCAGGAACATCTGGTTCAAGTGGTAGTTCAGGTTCTTCAGGTACAGTTGGATCAAGTGGGGATGCTGGTACATCAGGTGCAAGCCAAACTAGTGGTACTAGTGGATCTAGCGGTAGTGCTGGTTCTAGTGGTACAGTTGGTTCATCAGGTGCTGCTGGTACTTCAGGTTTATCACAAACAAGTGGTACTTCTGGAACAGCAGGTTCTTCTGGTTCAAGTGGTACTGTAGGCTCTTCAGGAGCAGCAGGTACTTCAGGTGCCTCACAAACTTCAGGTACTTCAGGTTCATCTGGTTCTTCAGGTTCTAGTGGTACTGTTGGTTCATCAGGCGTAGCAGGTAATTCAGGCGAAAGTCAAACAAGTGGAACTAGCGGTTCTACTGGTTCAAATGGTACTAGTGGTAGTGCTGGTATAGCTGGTCAATCAGCATTAAGCTCAACTTCTGGTTCAAGCGGTTCTAGTGGTACAATGGGTACTTCAGGAGTTATTGGCACATCTGGTTTAAGCAGTACATCCGGTAGCTCAGGATCCTCAGGTACAGTTGGTTCTTCAGGAGTAGCAGGTACAAGTGGTGATTCTCAAACTTCAGGCACAAGTGGAAGTTCAGGTACTGTAGGTTCTTCAGGAGTAGCAGGTACAAGTGGTGATTCTCAAACTTCAGGCACAAGTGGTAGCTCAGGTTCAAACGGTACTTCGGGAAGCGCAGGTATAGCCGGTCAATCTGCGTTAAGTTCTACAAGTGGATCTAGTGGATCTAGTGGTACAATGGGTACTTCAGGAGTAAATGGTACATCTGGAATAAGCCAAACCTCAGGTTCATCTGGTTCAAGTGGTACAGTAGGTTCATCAGGTAATGAAGGTACTAGTGGTGCTTCAAGAACTTCAGGTTCAAGTGGAAGCTCAGGTACAGTAGGTTCTAGCGGAGATGCTGGA